TCCTTTGACCGCGCGACGAGGTTGTCCCAGCGTTCAAAGACCGACATTTCACCGGTGATGACGAACCCGACGATCAGGTGCACGCCGGTATCGCGCGAGCGCCAGGCTTCGATCTCGTCGGCCGCACTGGTCTTGGGCGGAACCTCGCCCGTCTCTGGATCGGGACGCGTCGGTATCCATGCGCCCGCCGCCGCCATTTCGTGCTTGTCGTGCTCGAAATGCTCGACCCCGCAGCTCGGGCAAACGAAATGGGTTCGATAAGGAGCCACATCGTTATGAACGAGGTCTTCGAACACGATATCGGACAGGTCGCCACAGGCTTTGCAGGCCATGTAGAAGCGCCGCATATCGGAACGCTGATAATCGGCATCGATATCGGCGCCCTCGAACTTGGGCGAACTGACATCATAGACCTTGCTCATCCCGAAGATGCGATAGGTCTTAAGCCGCGCGTCCGACAGATCCTTGGGATCGCCCTCCCCGTCGGCATTGTCCGTCCAGGCCGACCGGTCGTCGCGCACCATATAGCGGATCGAGTGCTGGCGAAGGCTCGCGGCGGAATTCGCGCCGGCAAGATTGAGGAACCCGCCCAAAAACCGGATGCGCTCGGACGTGGACCCCTCGCCCGATCGAGATTTCTGGGGCATGACAACCCCGCCTCGCCTCGGACTGAGCGCAGGCGTTGCCTCGATCGTCGGCTGCAGCTTTTCCTGATACCAGTCCTTGGCGGCCTTGACCGTGGCCTGCACGTACATCATCGGACCCGGCGTGCGGTGCATGATGAAGCCGATCCAGTTTTCGGCAACCGCCGAACCGCCGGACTGCGAGCATTTCATGTTGACCACCTGTTCGCACGGGTGATCCGGCGAGAGGCAATCCATGATCTCGACCAGATATGGCGCGGTCTCGTTGCGCCAAGGGCCGGGCCTTGATCCCATCTCCGGTACGATACGGTGCTTTTCTGCCCAGACCGAAACCAGCTCGCGCGGGTCGGGCCTTATGCCGCCTGCCGCCGACCGAAAGATCGCCTTGCCGGCGACGGACATTCTCCTTTCGCTTTCGCGTTGCAGGTCATCCGTCATCGCCCTCGACCTCAGCCATCGCGTCCAGGTCGTTGGCCGCAGCCTCCAGAACCGCCCGTATCTCTTTATCGAGCAGCACGCGCATGGCCGACGCGTCGGGTTGGGCGACCAATCGATCGGCAAGGGTCGCCGGCAACGACAGGAACCGATCCCGGACCTTTCGGAACGCGGTCATCGTGTTGTGCTCGGCATCGTCCTTGACGATCAGGTGCCCGCGCCGCTCCTCGAGGTCGAGGCGGGCGTTTTCGGCGTTGAACGCTTCACGCTGGGCGCGGGCGTCGTGGTAACCGCTTGGCCGCTGAGCCGCAGGTGTCGGCGCGTCTGGTGCGTCGTCTTCGTCGCCGTCGCCAAACAAAGGGCCGGCGGTCTTGCCGTTCCGCAGATCCTGCGCGGGATCGGTCTCTTCCTTGACCGCGCGAAGGTACGCGACAAGGTTGACCAGCTTTGTCCCGCGCGCACCCGACTTAACAGTCAGCCGGCCCGAGGCCAGAAGCGCGCTAACCCGCTTGCTCACCGCCTGGCGGCTCACGCCCTGATGCTTCGCGGCATCGGCCAGCGTCACCCACACGTCGGCGGACCCGCCAGCGTCAACCGCCGCTGCCACGTCCGTCAACGCCGTCAACCCTGTCAATTTTGATCGAAACTAGAAAACAAATGCGCTCAGACGCACCGTATGGGACTCAGACCCCCGGAAGGACCCGCTGGCTATATTTGCAGCGTTATCAGGCGCTTACTGTGATCTAACGCCCAACAGGTCACGAAAAACCCGCCTCGGCGGTCACCGGGCGGGTCGGAATCAGTCCTAATCTGTTGTCCCCAACATTGTCAAAATCCTAGTGACGGTCAACCCCCTACGCGCCGCACAAGTTGACCGTCAATTTCGACATACTCTCGACCGGTACGCTTGGGCCCGCGTTTGTTGGGTTTCAGCGGCCCATCTGGAGTGTGGATAACCGGTGTTTTCGCAAGCCAAGGCTCCAGTAGAGCCTTCGGACCGGTCGCCTCATGCGTTTCCATCACCGCGTTGAGCGCCGGCACCATCGCCTCAAGGCCATACCACCACAGTCGATAACCCGCTCGGAAGTAATCGACCTGCTCTTGGCGCCAGCCCACGAACTCCATCACGGGAGTTTTCGCCGACCGCCGATCCCCGGGCTTCTCATAAATCCAGGCGAGCTTTCCATTGGCCGAACGCTTCTGGACATAATCGCCAACGCCCTCTTCGCACCAATCCGGCCTTTCACCGATCCGGCCATGCCTGATGATGAGATCGGCCACGTCGGGCTCCATGCCATCGATAACGGCACGGACAATCAAGGCGTCATCATCGCTCTGCAACGAGATCGAAGGTGTCGATATCGAGGACGTGTCGATGCGCGTCCCCAGCGCCATGAACCCGCCATCGGAGGATTGCCCCTGCGACCAGCCGAGCCCCTGATCCAGCAAAGCCCAGGTCACCAGCCGCTCGATATCCACCTTTTCCCTAGGCTTAGTCACTCTCGTTCCCCTCATGAGGGTTGTGACAGTTGGAAATGAACTGTCGGAGACAGAAAGAAGCGAGGGTTCAAGGGGTTATGACAGTCGCGACGGTTGTGACCGTTTCCCCATGCACATGGAGACCGAAACCAACCCGGCGATAGCCGATGACCACCCGGACCCCCTCACAGCTAATATACGCGAGATGAACCGTCACAACTGTCACGATTTCAACGTAACAGCATGATTTTACTATTGAATTGGGAAAGTGACGGTTGCATTCAACCATCGTAAAACTGTCACGACTGTCATGTCGCCGCGCGCCAGCGCGGGTGACAGTCGTGACTCCGCTTGCCTGCCCATGAAGGGGGTGCGGGGCGGCGGCAAAAGCGGTGCAAAAGGCCGCTTGCCGCCTTAGAGAATCGTATGCGGGGGAGGTTCCGGCCGGGGATCGCCGGGGGTGCGGGGGTCGAACTTGTCGGGAACGTCCCCGAGCGCCACGTCGAGATAATCGACATGGCTTCCGCGCTTCTTCTTGAATCCGAGGGAGTTCATACGCCGGCCGAAGGCGGTCTGCTGATAGGGCTTGATGCCGTTGGCGCCGCACCACCTCTCATAGGCGGCGTACATGTCGCCGGCGTTCACCTTGCTGCCGGGTGAGGCGATTACACAGGCGGCCGCGAAGGTGCCCACCGGGTCGCGCTCCTCGCGATAGTCGTCGGTGAACTGGGTCACCGATACGGGGATATAGGGCGTCAGGCCATGCGCCATGTACCGCTTTACGCCCTCGATCAGCCAGTTGAGGATGCCGGACCGTTCTTCATCGAACATGGCCAGCATCTCGCCGAAAGGCCGCTGTTGCTCGGGCGGTATCGTCACCGCCCAATGGATGATCAGCAGGCGGCGCCAGATGCCATAGTCGGTGCCCGACACGGTCGGCATGTCGTTGCCGCTCATGATGGCGACGAATTCGGGATCGAACTCGAAGATTTCCTTTTGCAGGAAGCGCGCTACCATGCGCGTGCCGCCGGTCAGGGCCTTGATCAGATTTTCCTTGAGCGGAACGTCGCGCGGCAATTCCTCGATCGTCGCCAGACGCGTCGAGACCAGGCGCGCCACGTCGGAATTGGCCTTGGAGCCATCGCGCTGGCTATCGCCCGTGATCGTGGCCGGATCGACGACAGCACGATAGGGGCCAGCCAAGCGCCCGATGGTCTCGATGAACACCGATTTACCGTTGGCGCCGCCGCCATAGTGGTAGAACAGCTTCTGGGCGTCGTTCCCGCCGATCAACAGCGCAAATCCATGGCTCACCTGCAGGAATAACCTGATGGCCGCGTCGGGCTGCATCTGCTCGAGGAACGCATCCCATTTCGGGCACCTGGCATCGGGATCGTACGCGACGTCGGCCGTCTTGGTGATCATGTGCGACCGATCATGCTCAAGCGGCTCGCACGTACCGACATAGCGCGGATCGTCGGGGTCAGATTCCTCGTCATCAACACGCGAAAACGCCAGCGTGCCGTTCTTGACGTTGAACAGCCTCTTGTTGGCGTCCAAAATTTCTGGCGAAACCGCCTTTCGGCTGGCGGCCTGCTTGATCATGGCTTCGGTCTTTCCTGCATTTCCGGATGAAATCGCAAAGGTGCGCCGCGCGCTGCGCTTCTTTCCGAGCTGGTCGCGTGCCTTCGTGGCCTTGCTCAAGACCTCGAGGTCTTCCGCCGTGCGGTCCTCGGGCTTTTTGAGGGCGATCTTGTCGGCATAGGCAATCAGGCTCTTGACGCCCGGTGTCGGTTCGATGAACCACAGCTCGCGCTTGATCCAATCCACCAGGTCTTGCGCCTTGAGCCGCACCGCCAGATCGCCTTCATCGCGTTCCCAGTGCGTGCCCCGGAACAAGAGCCAGCCCATGCCCGAAACATAGGCAAGATCAGGGCCGTACCAGATGATCAGGCGACGGCCGTTGTCCCGGTCGTTCTGGTCGAGATCGGCGCAGACGCGCAGATTGTCCAGTTCGTCGACGGTCAGCGCGCCGAGATCATGACCGCGTTCATTGCTCGAGTCCTCGGCTTCCCAGGCCGGATCGGGGCGCCCGTCGTCGTTAACGCCCTGCCCATAGAGATCGAACCCGCTATCCTCGGCCTCTTCGGCCTGCTCGATCTGCGCCCTGACGGGGTTCTTCTTGCTCAAGCCCCTGCCCCCATCACTACGGCGTCTCGCATCTGCATGGCGAGATCGTTCATGTCCGCGCCAGTCGCCGGGGCCGGAACGCGTTTGGCCTTCAAGCC